AGATTACCTGTTCCATTTGAAAGGTAAGAATGCGTAGAATCGTGATAAATTTCTAAATCTTGACCAGTTCCGATACGAAGTTTTGCAGCATCATTTAAATATACGGAATTATTCTGCATTAGTAATTCGCCATCAAGCCTTACCCCACCAGAATATGTCTCAAGCTTTTTACTGTTGTTATAATATAATTCTACTGCTCCGTCATGTACAAATTTAGCGTGTAGATCACCGTCATCCTTATCTTTAAACCAAACATCATCTGATAAAACATATAATCTACCAGTATTGTTCTTTATAAGAGAATGAGTCCCATTATGCCACGACTGTAGATCTGCACTTGTTCCAAGTTGTAACTTCCCAGAATCATTAGCAATATTTACGTTCCCACTTGCGTCTATTCTTAATCTTTCACTTCCTCCAGTTGCAAAACCTACAACATCTGATCCTGTAAATAATCCTGTATTCGTATCCGTTCCACCAATAGAAGGACTCCCTGCACTACCATCAGGAAAATTTATACCATTGGCTGTAATTGTTGTTGCCATAATTAAATTTTAACCTCCGTTAAACGATAGTCCATACAGAACCAGTTGGGATTGTAACTGTTGCTGATACTGTTACTGGCCCTGCTGACATGGCATTGTAATTTGTAGTAATTGTATGGTTAGAAGCTACTGTTGCTGCTGTTTCTACGATGCCGTTTGAAACAGTTGCCACTCCTGTAACCTTTGCTCCTGTACTGGTAAGTTCAAATTTAGTTGAACCTCCAAGTTGAAGTAGCAAACTACCTGTACCAGCATCATTAATAACAGAGTCGCTTTGATTGTGAAATATCTCTAAATCATTACTTGTCCCGAACCGAGCTTTCACATTATCGTTAAAATCTACCCCGACAGATCCACCTACAGATGTAACTCCTGTAAGGTTTGATCCATCTCCGTAATACGCATCTGCATAGACATTTCTATAGCGAGTGCTAGTTGTTCCAATATCATATGTACTATCTGTCTGAACAAGAATATGTCTGAGTGAAGAGTTGCCGTTTACAGTAAGACCACCCAAGTCTCCTAGTGAAGTAAGAGAACTTGCAGTAACAGAACTATTTAGCGTGTTCCCAGATAATGTGCCAGCAGCAGCCGTTACTGTTATTGCAGCCGTACCATCAAAGTTAACTCCATTTATAGCCCTAGCAGTTGCAAGTGCTGTCGCTGTCGCAGAATTTCCAGTACAAGATGTTGCTACAGGTGCTTGCCATGTAAGACCTCCTGTATTTCCAGACTGTGCGACAAGCATATAACCATTAGTTGGTGAATTGCTTACCTTTAATTTTGCTTCACTTACTGTATTATCACTCGGCTCTCCAATCCCACCTGATTCCTGATAAAGGATAAAATCTGGTGCAGCAGAAATGTTAGATCCAAATTTTATTGTAGAACTATCAAGAGCAAATCCTGTGGTAGGAGTAGAAGTACCTGTATTTGGTTGCTGAATTACACCTCCAACTGATACTAATAATGCACTAGCAGAAGCAGGAATAATTGCAGTCGTAGTACCAGATGTGACTAAGGTGAAGTTAGCAGCAGGATAAGAAGCTGATCCATTATTAGCTGCATTTCTAAGTGCTAAATATTTAAAATCAGGGCCACCGCCACCTCCTGATACCTTTGCTACCTGTCCATTGTCTTTCTTAAAAAATAATTCTGCCGTATCCGTTCTTATAACTGGTTCACCGACCACCATATCTGAGGCGGTTGGGTCACTTCCACTCCCTCTTTTTAACTTAACAACATTTGCCATTGATCGACCCTCCTAATGGTTAAATTTAGTATGTTCCTCCGTCTATATCAAAACCAGAAACACTTCCATTTTCTAAGAAAGTAACAAGATCAGTAAGAGCAACTTGAACCATTGTGCCATTATCATTAACAACCAACCTATCTGCTGCTGCAAGAGTAGTTGAAGTTGCAGATGTACCGCCATCTAAAATATTTAACTCAGTTGTTGTAACTGTTGCTCCATCTAATATCTGGACTTCTGTATCTGACAGATCAGCTAAAGAGTTAGCTGTTGTCTGATTCATAGTTGCGAGTTCTGTTAGCTTATCGCTATGAGGCTCTACATCTGTACCAATAACGAGTCCTAGTGCTGTTCTTGCGTTAGAGGCCGATGTTGCACCTGTTCCTCCATCGCTAATAGCCAATGTTCCTGTTATAGAGCTAGCACCGAGATCAACAGCCATTTCTGTTGACTCTATTACTATTCCTCCATTTGATTTTAAATCAACTGATAATGTGTTCCCTGATTTATCCAATCCATCTCCTGCTGTAATCTGTCCAGCACCAGAAAATTGTGCAATCGTAAGGTTATTAGTTCCAACAACTGCTGATCCAGAATCAGAAGTACAAACAAAGCCGTTATCTGCGTTTACTGTTCCTTTCTCTACAAAAGTAAAGAAACCAGCAGCATTAGCACCAGTAGCTAAATCTGCTGCCCTTGCTGGAGAAGAGCCAACTACATAAATACCATTTTGACTTGCTGTTGACTGATCTTTTACAAGAACACGATCATTTGTTGATAAAGTAACACCATCTAGCGTGTCTCCATTGTTAAGAGCAGTTGATATTGTAATGTTTCCTGTTGTTGCTGCTACACATGAATCTTTAACATCAAGTCCTTGTGATGTAGCCTCAACAAAACCCTTAGTCGCTGCGTCTTGTGTATTTACTGGATCAGCTAAATTTGTAATATTCTGAGAATTAAATGAAACTGAACCTGTAGGAACAGCCATTTGATTAAGTGTATTTGTTCTGACCCCTGCATCAAAATCACTTATCTTGGTGTGTGCTAATGATGGAATATCATCGCTTACTAATGCCCGAAACGTAGGTGCAGCAGCACTACCAGAAGCAGCACCAGCTAGTACATGGTTTGTTGTTCTTGTTGTATCTGTATCAAAAAACTTACCCTTACCACCAATAGCATTAATTGTTGTTGCAGATCCTCCAGAACCGCCAGTTCCTATACCAATATATAAAACCTGATTACCTTCACTAAATGCTAATTCCGCATTTTCTAGTGTGGTTGGTGCTGATGATCCTGTAGATCTTTTTATGCGGATTGTGTTAGCCATAGTTTAAAAGCTGCCCCCATCGACAAGTGTTAATTTTGTGGTAGTCGAATCTAATTTAACTTTACCAGAAGTTCCGTCATAGTACATGATTGAATTATTTGTTTTACCAGAATGATCCAATGCAAGGTCAAAACCCGGCCCTTGAGAACCTTGAGTTGCAACGGTTACAACAGTTGTATCGCCTTCGTTAACTGTAACTGTGTTTTTATTAGTTGTGATGTTAACTGAAGTCATGGTGCTGTATATCCTTCTGACATAGTTATAACACCTTCAAGGTAGTACTCTCGCAATCCGCTAACATTTTCTAGCAAAACATCATATGCAAGTTTATCTGTCTCAAAAGTAGCGGTTTGCACATCAGTCAAAGATATATCAATAGTTCCTGTAACTCTATTGGTATATGTAATTGTAAAATCAGCAAATTTTATATTTCTACCTTCATCCCAACATTGAGCATATACTGTATATCCAGTTAAATTAATTGCATTGCCATTACCATCTTTAAAAACAAGCTGTGTAGAGAAGTCTGCTCTTCTCTGCATTGTAAAGTTATATGTTCCCGGTGAAATTGCCATAATTAAATCTTAATAATGTACATCATAGCTACGTTTCTAGGTCTAGCTTCTGAACCACCAGCGTTTGATGCAGAAGAACTAACACTAATTCCAGTAGTTTGTGTTGATGTCTGATCTGAGTTATTAGCATTACCATCTCGGCCAACACCGAAGTTTCTTGGTTCTGCGTAGTTTGACCTTACAGCCAAACTAATTGTATGACTGTGACCCGAATCATTAACAGTTGATGTGATTGTGTGACTGTGACTCAAGTTTTGACCACCTTGAGGAGATCCAATCTGTCTTCCTTGATCTCTAGTGCCATCGGTAGTATCACTAGCCCAACCTCTTATAAACTCTCCCCTTAAATCTGGCACTTTAAATGTTGTAGAACTATCTGAACCATACTGTGTTTGAATTACTGCAAATAAAGCAGCATAAGTCCCTGTTCTAGAATATGATGCACCATTGCACTCTAGATAACCAGCAGGAACAGTACCAATTGCTCTACAGAAAACACAACCAGTAGGAACACTATCAGGAGTACCGAAGCTAAGATTTCCAGAACCATCTGTCTTAAGAAAACTATCTGCCACTATTGCGCTAGGCAAAGTAAGCGTAATACTGGTTGAAACTGTGGCTGGTGCTTGCAATGCCACAAAATGGCTGCTATCAGAATCGGCAAACCTTACATCTGCTTGGCCTCTGACTTGCAATCCATTCGTATCTATATCAATCTTACGAGTTCCGTTAACAGTAATATTTAATTCGTTTGTGCCTTGCTTATATAAACCTGTACCAGCGTCACCCATATTGATTGCTGGTGCTGAGTTTGAACCACTAGAAAGAGTTAGAACTCCTGTCATAGTGCCACCTGCTCTAGGCAATAAACCTAAATTATCTTCTGTTACTTTTCCTATAGATCTAAAATTAGAACCATCGTATATTTTTAAATTATCATCTCCAGTTGAACTATCCCCGAATAACATGAATTTCTCAGGGTTACTCGGATCATTAGGGCCACTATTGCAAGTTTTGATCGCAGAATAAATATCATTAATATCTGAACGCACTAAAGCTCCAGATCTGTTCGCCACATTATATGAAGTTACTTGAGCCATCTAAAAAATACTTTCCTCCATATTACACCCCTTTGCCATAACCAACAGCCTGATATGTAAAATTCCTATTAACG